AGGAACTTACTAAATTTCACATGGTAACGGCTCGAGCGGTCGATAGCCATTAAGAACAAAGCGCGGTTAACGTAAAATTCGAGGGTTCCTTCATTCGCCAGGCGCTCGGCCTTCTCGCGTTGGTTTTCGAGTATCTTTAAAAGGGTTTCCGATAACAGGTCGTCGCCGCGGTGGGGGTCGCTCATTAGTCCCCTTGCATATCTGAGCCATTTGGGATAGAGTCGAGCCGTTTCGTTTTCCAAATTTTTCACCCCGTTTTGAATGTAGCAAAAAATCAACTATTTTTGCCGCCGTAAATATAAACTAAAATTTTAACAGTATGACGTTTAACGAAATCTCGGGGTTATTCCTAACCCACCTCAGCGCGGCCGTCCTGGGCTTTGCGTTTGGTCATTATCGCGGCTGGCTATCTGAGTATAAACACCATGAGCAAAAGGAGGCCGAAAATGAAGAGCTTGAGTCTAATTGTGGGCCTATGGATAAGAATATAAAAAGAGTCACAATAATGAACCCGAAAACAGGTAAAAAAGTCACGATTGAAAATGAGTAAACAAACCGAAAACCAAACCCCGATTAACGAATGGGTGGAAAAAACCCGAAAAAAACTAAATTCTAACCCCCTGAGCCTTTCGGCGATGGCTTACCGTGAATTCATAAACGAAAGCCCCGAGTTGATCGTTAAGGAAGCCCAATTAATTCGCGAAGCGTATCTCGAGGGGTACCGCGCCGCCTTTGAAGATTTAAAAAGCCATTATGAAACGAAAGGAGATGAGCCTGTTATCGCGTGAGGAGCTCCGCCAATTACGTTGGCAGTTATTAGCCAGCCAGGCGAAAGATAAAACCGAGGAGTCTCGGATATGTTACACCCTTAAAAACGTAAATAAAGAATTAGCCGTTAGGGCTCAAACAATAGTAAAAAATGAATCCCGAGAAACTTAATACCCTAATTTCCGAAACGTTTGGAACCCGAAACGAATTCGCCCTCAAAATGAAGGTTAGCCGTTGGACGGCTTACCGTTGGCTCGATAACCCCGAAAGAATGGATTTAAAGGCCCTTAAACGCCTCGCAAAGCTAACGGGCAAACCCTTAACCGAACTCGTTTAAATGGTTACCTTTTTACCCAAGCAAATCGAATGCCTTAACGCCCTGGGCCTCGATTCCCCCGCCGAGGTCGTTTTATTTGGCGGGGCCGCTGGCGGGGCAAAGTCGTTCACGGGTTGCGCGTGGCAAATTCAGCGGCGTTTAAAGTACCCAAAAGCCCTTAAACGCCTCGCAAAGCTCACGGGCAAACCCTTAACCGAACTCGTTTAAATGGTTACTTTTTTACCCAAGCAAATCGAATGTTTAAACGCCCTCGGGTTGGATTCCCCCGCCGAGGTCGTTTTATTCGGCGGGGCCGCTGGCGGGGCGAAGTCGTTCACGGGTTGCGCGTGGCAAATTCAGCGGCGTTTAAAGTACCCAGGAACGCGCGGGCTAATTGGGCGGTCCAAACTTGACACCCTGAAAAAAACGACGCTAAAAACGTTTTTCGAGGTCGCTCAACTATTCGGGCTCCGAGCTAATGAACATTACCAATTTAACGCACAGTCGAACGTCATAACGTTTTACAATGGCTCGGAAATAATTTTAAAGGACCTTTTCGCATATCCCTCGGACCCGTCATTCGATTCGCTTGGATCACTTGAAATTACTGACAGTTTTTTAGACGAGTGTTCTCAGATAAGCAAAAAAGCCGTCGACATCGTTAGGAGCCGTATCCGATATAAATTAACCCAATACAATTTAAGCCCGAAAACCTTGCTAACATGTAACCCGTCGAAAGGTTGGCTTTATAATGAAATTTACGCCCCCTGGCGCGCTCAAAACCTCCCCGAGTTTATTTCCTTTATACCGTCCCGCGTTACTGATAATCCTCACCTCCCCGCCACTTATGCCGAAACGCTGGCGCGGTTGCCCGAAATCGACCGCAAACGATTACTTGAGGGCGATTGGGATTACGACGAAACCGCCGACGCCCTTTTCATTACCGACGATATCCTGAGGGCTTTTCGCGATCCTCAAACGGATGGGGAACTTTATATAACGGCCGACGTCGCGCGCCTCGGAAAGGATAGGACCGTAATAGCCCTTTGGCGTGGCTTATCGCTCATTCACATAACCGAGCTCAGAAAAAAGAAAATCGATGAAACGGCCGCGGTTATTCGTGCAATGGCGGACCATCATAAAGTTAAACTTTCGAACGTTCTCGCCGACGCTGACGGGCTCGGGGCGGGGTTAGTGGACGTTTTGAAGTGCCGCGAGTTTCGTAACGGCTCAAGGGCTACAAAGCCCGAACGGTTCGTTAACCTCAAGGCGGAATGTTTTTTTAAGCTGGCGGAGTTTATCGAGCTCAATAGAATGGTTTTCCCCCAGGGCCACCGCGACACGATCGTAAAAGAACTCGATTTAATCCGCCGCAAAAACCCCGATGGGGACGGAAAACTCGCAGTAACAGGAAAGGAGGAGATCCAACGAACCCACGGTATGAGCCCCGATTACGCCGACGCTATCGCGATGCGTATGTTTTTCGAGTTATTCCCCAATTACGGGCGGTATTCATACGCCTAAAAACATTCTGAAACCCGCGCCAATCGCGTCGTTAACATTTTTTAACAAATGATTTTTGGATGTAGCAAAAAAGCAACAATATATTTGCCCAACAAATAACAACAAAATATTTAAAGCCATGACAAACGAATTTATCACTTTCGACACAAACGCAAAAAACGGTAACGCTATCGCATTCGGACAAATCGTAAAAGAAACCGAAAAGGCGGTTTTTATCAATTACGAAATCGTGCCTATTTTTTCTAACGGTAATAACGGTTCGACAAATTACAACCGCGCCGCATGGTTACCGAAAAGCGTTTTAACTTTGAATGAAGTCGGAATGTATACCGTTAAAAATTGGTTTCTTTCGAAAATAACCCCCTTCTCAATTTAATAACCCCAGGGGCGCGGCTGGCTAACGCGCATTTTTCAAACGCAACCCCTTAAACCCTTTTATATGTATCAGATTATTATAACCCATCTTCAAAACCAAACCGCCCAAATTTTAGAATACCCAAAGCTCGGCCAATGTCTTAACTCATTCCGCGAAATATGCGACTCTAAGGGCTACGCCTATGATTGGGCCGAAGAGCTCCCGAGCGCTGGCGGTATTGGCCACGATTACCGAATCGAAGTTTATGTAAATATTTAAAACCCCTTAAAACCCTTTTTATTATGAAAACCATGACAATTGAATTAGAACGCCCCGCGACTATTGAGGTTATCGAATTCGAACTCCCGTATTTCGCAAAACATCTAAACTGTTATTATGCCGTAATTGACCCGCTCGAGGCTTTGCGCGTGTATAATTTTAGTAATCTCAAAGCGCCTATGCTTGACGTCGTCCGCCACTCAGCAAGCGTTAAACAGGCTTTTGCCTGGGAGGCTGAGCCTATCGATCGCGAGGAGTTCTTTCGCGTGTATAACGAGGCCCTGTTAGCCATTAACGAAATACGTGAGAAGCTATGAGAAGGGCGGCCCGATTTGTAAAATACGCCGCGTGGACGCTGGCTATTTACACCCTCCTCGAATACTGTGAGGAGCTTAACCAATGTTTAGCGAACTTTTAAAACCCCTTAAAATGTACCCTTTGAACCCCGAAACGATGGCGCAAATTCAGAAATTTACCCAGCGCCTTAACAGCCAGCCCGACCCGCTGAGCGTAGAACAAACCCCCGACCGAAAGGCCTCGACGGTAGTTATTAGTCATATCGAAATGACGCTCGACGAGCTTTTTTTCGGCCAATGGAAAACCGAAAATTTTAAATGGAGCCCCATAGCCAACGAAATCCAAGGCGCCCTCGAGCTCGTAGTAATCCACCCCGTCACAGGCTACGAAATCCGCCGTACGGGAGCCGCCTCGATAGTTATTATGGTGGATAAGGCGCCCGAAAACATCCAAGGCCAAGAACGTAACCAATGGGCGTTAAACCCATCCAACAAAAAACCGAACGCCCTCGATATGGCATTCGGAAAACTAAAAAGCGAATGTTTAAAGAACGCCGCTCAAAGCCTCGGGCCCATCTTTGGCCGTGACCTTAATCGTAAAAATAAGGACGTT